TTTTTGTTTTTTATTGGTGTTATTTTGTGGGTTTTTGGCTTTTGTTTGGTCTGTTTTTGAGGTTGGGGAGGGGCATATACATAACCAAATGCAGGAGAAGTACGGAAAATTTCTCCTAAAACCTGATACCAGCTAGTAGCTAAATATGGTCTTGCAATAGCATTTACACTCTCCAAAATAATGGCATTTTCAGAAGAAAGAGAAACAGAAAAGTTTTGCAACATAGCAATATATGCGCCAAAGTTAGTACTAGCGGCATCAATAATTTTATCTTTTACAACAATAGCAAACAAAAAGGGAGGTAAATCTTTTTCAGTAATGGAAAAAGTTTTGCCGCCAGCGGAGTAATTGTACACAGTATCTACATCACCTAAAACGCCGGCGTTAAATCCTAAATTATCTAATGAATCTCTTATATCCAAAATTTTTACCATGTTATTATTATAAACAGATGGTACATAAGCTACTAAAGGATTCACACTAACCGCAGACTTGAATGAGTGAAGGTCTAAAGTAGCTTTCTCTATAGAAATAGAGCCGTCATAATATCCTGGGGTAAGAATTGGTACAGGCGTTCCAATTACAGTTCGAGAGCGTGTACCAAAAGATTCATTTACTCTCAGGTTCGTAGCGATTCCTACTTTAAACAACTGATGTGGTATAACCCTGTCCCCACCAACATCTACTAAAGAGGGACTATTATCTAGTAAATTACTATTATCTAAAGTACTATTTGTTAATTTAGCTCCTATTACATATATTTCAGCAAATTGAGCAGTTTTAATAGGTACAGACATATTCTCTCCTAAAAATAAGTATACATAAAATAAATAAATATCTCACACTTTGAGTTGTTCAATAAGCCCAATTAAGTTAAGTAACTTACCCGTACCCCTAACGTCTGACATAATTACCGCATCACCAGACGTAATCCGCTTTGAGTAATCAGATGGCATAAACACATAAAATTTTCTTTCTAAAATTGCTCTTAAAGAATCAATAGGTAATCCAGCCTGTTCATCTTCTAAAGAGGAAATAAACAGAAAAGTATAAAAAGGATAATCCAAAAAAGCTCTGGCAGTGCTAGAGCGATTTCCTAGAGCAGTTTCTACAAATGCCTGTATTTGTGGAGCATACCAATAGTCTGGTAACGTAGTAAAATCCCTCATGGAAAGACGATCCAGAGTCATACGTGAAATAGAGATATTTGCGGAATAATTAGAGGGTATAACAATAGGGTTTGCTGGTTCTCCAATACCCCATATTGGACGACTATTATATGTTTCGTCAATAGAAACGTTATCTGCCAATCCAATTGTTTTAAAAAAAGTCTCTTCATTAATTCTTCCGTTTGATACAGTTGATTGATACAAAGCATTGGAACTATTGCCGATTATGTCAAGTAAAGTTTCTATTGCATTAGAAAATAAACCGTCCTCTCCTAATAAAGAACTAAAAGAAAGTGTTTTTACAATAGCATATGGAGAAAATCTAATAGCCATTTTACATATCCTCCATACTATTTTATGTTAAATCAAATGAAACCTTCATAGTAACCAAAATGAACTTGATTTCTGTAATTGGTTGGTAGAAAAACTCTACATAATAAACAGTTTTGTCTTCATTAGAAGTAACAGTTACATCTCTAAAGGCTGTAATTTGCTTGTCTTTTACTCTAGATAATAGAGTTTCTGTAAATGCTTTTATTTCATTAGCAGTAATTTGTCCTCTAGAAGGTCTACCTACAAATTGTTGTTCTAAATTTTTATAAATAAAAGCAGTTAAGAAATCGTCTATTCTACGTAAAACTAGCTCTTGGAATCCTCCAGTAACAGGGCCAGTAAAGGTAGTTGGGTTGTGATGAATCCTATACTGAATTGCCCCAAATGAGTTCTTAACTTTCTCGATAAAGAAAATTCTGTTAGAGATTAAATCGTCTTTTTCTGCGTATTTCCATTCATATAAAAGCTTTAAGCCTAAACCAGAAATAGGTAAAAAAGTCACAGAATTTTGAGGCTCACGATTGGCGTGCATTCCAGTAACAAAAGACGCTAAAAACTCCCCACCAAGAAGTTCTTCTCTACCCGCTTCATTGAAAACAGTAGAATAAAAGGGACTAACAATAACTTGAATTCTGTCGGTACCACCAAAAAGAGAAGCAGATACGTTAAGAATAGACTCGTTGCTAGTGCCACCACGTAGATAATCACCAGAAGTTAATGCGCTTGCAGTATTTCTATCTGGTGCTGGGAAACCAAGAATACCTACTCTACGCTTACGAATATTAACCTGAGACATCAAATTAATATGAGCCAGAACAGAGGCAGCTACAGTCTTAAAAAAGTTTAATCTAGTAGAATACCCTACGGTATCTAGAAATCTGTAAGCAGGAACGATAAAGTTAACTTCCTCTTCTTCTAAAGCCGAAAGGCCATTGTTCCATATAGAAGTGTAGCTGGAAAGAGCAGTACCATAAAAACCAGTACCGTCATCTCCATTGCTACCACCACTAAGAGAAAATACGTAAGAGGGTAAAATGTTTGGGTTAATTGAAGAATCTAAAAGATCATCTACAGAAAAATTACTTTTAGCAAAAATATTGCTAGCAGAAAGAGCGGCAAAGCCTAAATATGCAGCACCGTCATAAAAAGTTGGGGGGTTTGCTGCAAACAAATCGGTGTTATTGAACAACCCAGTTACACTACCAAAACTGGTTGTAACCAATCTAGATTTAGTAAAACCAAATAAACCACCATATAAAATTTCATAAAGAACTAGACCAAGCGGAACATCAAGTGGAGAAGTTGCGCTTGCATTAAAAATTTGAACTACATCTGTTTGATTTAGGTTTGTTTTTAATAAATTTATAAGAGTTGTTTGAAAGTTGTTAGAAGCTCTTGCGGCATTAATCAAAGTTCTATCTACAAAGAATAGGGTATCTCCCCTTTTTACCAACACATGAACATCAGTAAACTTTCTTGGAAAAACATAAGTCTCCTTAGTAATTGAACAATCTGGGTGTTTTTGGAAAATAGAAAGAATTAAATTATCGTCAGAAGTAATAGATGTAGAATTATCGGACAATTCAAAAGATATATATATAGAGTTAGACCTAGCAGAAGCTTCATAAGAAGTAAAATTCCAGTTAATTGCAGAAGAAGAAGGATCACTGTCTGGCTTAACAGGAATAGAAACAGAAGCAGTAGTAGGGTTACCTACTCTTACCGCAACTACTTCACCTGCTCCACCTAAGAAAGCAGCTTTAATATGATCAAGTAAAGGCCCTCCTTTAAAAATAGCAGCAGCCTCAGCATAACTAAGAACTCGATAAGCTCTATTGGGTATACCTCCTTCTGCCAGTCCTAATAAAGCTACTATTCCAGTAGCGGTACCATTAATCTGTCTTATAGCAGAAAGGTCTGTCTTTACATAAGCACCTAATTGCTTAATTAATCTACCGTCAAAATAAACACTTATAGCCATGACGTAATA